CGAGAATTTTATAGAGCCGCTTAAAAACTCATTCACTGTAACGTTTGCATTTATAAACACAAATTTCATAGAACCACTTAAAGAATTATTCTCTACTGTTACAACTTATATAGCGGAGAATTTTATCAAGCCAGTGCAAACCGGAATATCAAATTTTGCAACTACGGCATACAAATACATTAATACAAATTTTATTGAGCCGGCTAAAAAAGTATTCACAGCAGTTACAACTTTTATAAATCAAAATTTCATTAAGCCAGTGCAAGACACAATAACCGGCATGATAAAAAATATTGGCAACGCTTTCCAGTCTCTTAAAGAGGCTATTGTCGCTCCATTTAGAGCCGCTATGGATATAGTGAAAGGTATTGTGAATAATATATTAAGTGGAATTGTTAAAGCTATATCATTTATGATAGCACCTATCAATGCAATAATCGCACACGCTAATAAGCTCGGGAACATAACACGCCAGCCGCAAATCCCTTATTTGCAACCGCCACAATTTCCCAAATTCGCTCAAGGCGGCGTTGTGGACAGCCCTACCCTTGCGATGGTAGGCGAAGGTGGCGAGCGCGAATACATAATTCCTGAGTCTAAGATGGCGCGTGCAAGCGCTAACTACCTTGGTGGTATGCGTGGCAATGCAGCCATCCAAAGTCAAGGTAGCAGCAGGTCATCTTCGCCTATGATACAAATACAAACTGGCCCAGTACTGCAACAAAACAATCAACAGTATGTAACAATTGCTGATATGGAAAAAGCACTTACAACGCTAACAGATTCTTTATTGCTTAATAACCGTACATTCGGCGGACGCAGTTATCAAGGGGTAGGCGCATGAGCAATCGCGGCCAAAGCCAATATCTAAGAATTTACGATAACAGCCAGACGTATGTAAGATGGCAGGCATATTACATTAATCAAACTATCACTTTAGATTCTGCGTCTTGGTCTTATAATCCATTTAATGCCGATGGGATGATGGCTGGCAGCCCCGCCGGTTCAGATGTTACAATCACAGTGCCAGCTACTACTACAGCAATCAGCGTCTTTAAAGCTGCTTTGGATAACAATAGATTATGTGAGATTAAAATGTATGAGTTCGATACACGATTATCTCAATCGGCACCAATATCTACCCAGTCATTGATTGCAACTTATGTTGGCGAAGTGTCGAAAATTTCAGGTAATTTCACGGAGCTATCAATTAATTTAAGCTCAGCGCTTAGCCCGGTAGGTGCTCAGGTGCCGCCGCGTAAATTTACTACTTTACTTATTGGGGCGCCGGTAAGGTTATGAGTATTCAAATTAGAGACCCATTGGCGCTGCTGCCATACCAAAGCGGATTGGTTACTACAATAACGGAGGAAGGCGCAGCTAAAGGGCAGTCACCACTAGACAGCAGGCAAAAGGCAGCAGTAATTGGTGAGCCAATCCCCATTGTGTTTTGTCGGCGTGTATCAAGCAATGGCGGTGTATTAGTAAGCCCAGCCGCTACTGAAGGCAGATATGAAAATAATTCAACAACTAACGTGCTGACCACCAAAATACACCTAGTACTTAGTGAAGGCGATATGGACCAATTGCCGATTAAAGATGTTTTCCAACGTGCTTGCCGTGTTGGGACATGGGCGCAGACATACGACCGCCGCGCTGAAACTTGGGACCCTGGTAATTTTATTGTTGCTGTAGCAACTAAGAAATTTTGGAATTGCCCATTGTATTGCGGCACTCAAGGCACATACGACAATATGACAACGCTTAGTTTTATTAATACTCATGATGATGGCAGCGAGTTATGGGATAGGCAAGTGCATTGCTTTGTTCGTAATGGAATAAATGTAACAAGAATTTTAGATGATACTTTAGGGCCTAGCAACAATGTAATTGATTTAGCGTTGTATCTGATAACACAAAGCAGCCGGTTTCCAAGCTCAATGGTTGACTTGACAATGATGGAAGATGCAGCATTATTTTGCAATGTAAACGGTTTATTCTATAATGGAGAATTTAAGGAATCAACTAATCTTGAGGATTGGTTGCAATCTATTAGTTCAGATTTCTTATTGCGCGTAAGTGACAAAAACGGTAAAAAAGGTTTGAGGCCAAGATTACAAACCAATGCTAATGGCACAATCAAAACAACAGCAATTGAGCCAGTATTTACTTTTACAGAGGACCACGTAATAATTGAAAGCTTTGAAATTGATTATATTTCGCTTGAAAATCGCAAAGCTATTACAGCCCTAGTCTTATGGCGTCAGCAACCGGATAGCGATATTGGGATTATCCGCTCGGCTGAAATACGGATGACAGGATTGGCAGATAATGGACCATTAGAACAATACGACCTAAGCCAGTTTTGTGCCACTGAAGACCATGCAGTTAAGGTTGGAACTTACCGTGTCGCTAGTCGTTACTATGTAACGCATACGCTTAGAATACGTGTCGCGCCTAGCTCGTTTAATGCCACGCTAATTGTGGGCGATGTTGTACGCGTTAGATTAAGGCGTGAGACTAATGTTGGTACAGTTAGTTACCATAATCATTTCTATGAAGTAGAACGTATTGCAAGAGCCATCAGCGGTGTTATCAGTTTAGATTTAATTCATTTTCCAGTTGATAGCCAAAACCGCAGCCTGGTCGGCTTAGCAGTTAATGCTGCGGTAGGCAATGGTTATACCGTGCCAACAGGCCGCACAGATTTCACTTGTGATATTGCAGGTCGCGCTGTTGATAACACGCCTTTACCTGATGTTGGCGAAACTATATCACCTATAAATGACCCGCCAGTTGAAACTGACCCCGCTGAACTTGGCAATGAGCCAGATGCCGGGCCGACAGACCCAGTTGATAACCCAGAAGACCCATTGGATGAGCCCGAGCCCAGCTATCCAAGCGGGCCAAACCCAGGCGTTACAGGCGTCAGCGACCCGCCAGTTGAAGGTGAAACTGCAAATGCAGTGCCGCCATGCCCAGGCGGTAAAGTTTGCTGGTATCGCGTAAGAAAAGCATCAGTGGCAGATATAGAAGAAGCGGCAACAACAACAAATCGCGTAACAATACAATGCGAAACACTTGGTACCAGTGGGTGGGAGGCAGGCGCTTCACTGGTACTTACAAATGACGATATAGACCATTACATAATTGCAGAAGCTACATGCCCAGACCCTAGCAGCCCAGATGGCTTTGGTGAGCCATCCTTAATTGGCATTACAGAACCGGCGGAACCTGATATTTATAGTTATACATATGTAAGATGGACTGGCACTATAACGCCAGCAACTGGGGCTGCATATCAATTAACAACACCTTTTGCAATGTTTTTTGCAGGGGTTGTGGCTCTTCGCGGTCTTTGGGGATGTGGTCAAGATATTGAATACAATCAAAACGATGCTGCTTCCTTTGAAACTACAGTCCCTCCCACGGGCGCGGTTTCTCCTTGGCGTGCATCTGTCATTACTACTAATAAGACAACAAATCCAACAGGCGTTTATGCACTTGGTGGTTTTGCCTCGCCATGTTTTGGTTCAGGCCCTGGCTCACAGATACCAGGCACAGCATTTGGCGGCACAGTTGAAGGTAGAGTGATTTCTGTTATTGGCAATTGGGAATTTAGCAATAATGGAGTTGATGTTATTACTCAATGGGAAGGCACTACCGGTAACGAGCAAGGACCCTAAAATAAAATTATGGCCTTATTCCCTGCATTAAATCCAAGCAGCCGCACCTACACGCCAGGTAGCACAGCCAACACATCGCTGCTTGTGCTAAGTGGCGATGAGGTTAACGTGCGACATGGCAATGGTAGATCCGGCGACCAGTTGCGGATGACGTTCAGCCAGATGACTAGGGCCGAGCATTATGCGTTGCTAAGCCATTACGCTTTTCATGGTAGGTTTGAGCCATTTGATTTAAATGCTACGACACTAGCTGCAACTAATTTAACATTTCCAGCTAATCATCAATGGATATATACTGACAGCCCATCATTTGATGAAACATGCGACCAGATTGATGGCACTGTATCTTTAACGTTAATCCCACCGTACCTAATTTAACCATGGCAACTTTTCCTGACCTTGTACCAGATGAAATTAGCTACGACCTAGGGGATTTAAATATAAGCGAAGCATCAACTGTAGCTAGCGGTCCTGTTAGATTCCGGCATTCATTACGCAATAACGGTCACATATTGCAGCTTACATTTAATAACCGAATTGAATCCGATGCTGATTTAATCCGTACACATTGGAATCAATCTAGCGGCGTGCATGGTTATTTCCAAATTCCAGTTACAGTATGGGGTGACGCAAATGATGTAGTACCAATTGATTCAATCTATAGATATGCGTCTATACCGCAAGAGCAGCAAAAAGGAGTTTATTTTGATATAACAGTTTCATTACGTGTGCTGCAAGGATGGGTGCTTAATATTATTTTAAGCGGCGGGACGGCGATAACACCTATTGTTGAAGCATTTGAAAATATAGCGTTCACTGGCTTTTCACCATTTGAACTGTTAGCATCAGATGCGACACCTCCGGACCCAGAAAAACTACTGCTAGCTGGCGGAGCCTGACCTTATGCCAACTGCTACGACTGTTCCAGTTAAGATGGCGCAGCGGCGTGATACTGCTGCTAACTGGACAAGTGCAAACCCGACGCTGCTAGCAGGCGAGATTGGGATTGAATCGGATACCAGCAAAATAAAACTTGGCACTGGCAGCACAGCTTGGACTTCACTGAGCTATACGCCATGGAGCCAGGTAAGCACTTACCCATTTGTTAATGCTGATATTGCATCGGGTGCTGCCATTGCTTACAGCAAACTTGCCACGCTAACCAGCGGCAACATTGTGCTAGGCAGCAGTGCAAACGTAGCGACAAGCACCGCAGTAACAGGTGATGTAACCATAAGCAACACGGGTGTTACTGCTATTGCTAGCGGCGTAATCGTCAACGCAGACATAAACGCATCTGCTGCCATTGCAGGTAGCAAGATTGTGGCCGCGACCACAAGCGTGGTTGGCGCGGTGCAGTTAAGCGATAGCACCAGCACTACCAGCAGCATATTAGCTGCTACACCAACAGCAGTAAAGG